CTAGGTCTGCTTACCATCTCTCCTACGAAGTAGAGATCCATGCAGCAGAGACGTATGCTAAGTATCTTGCATACAACGGTCATGATGATAAGATCCTTGAGATCTTGAATGATGAACTGGAGCATTCAAGAGAACTTGAGGAAGCAATACGGTTGATAGACCCAGATCATTTAACTGAATCACTTTCGACATGACACAACTGATTGAACCAACAGATCCAAGATACTTCACAGTTAGTTCCACGGATCTATATGATCGTCATCACTACAAAGTAGTAAGTCAAAATGGCGAATCTATAACCGTGGATAACTGGGAAGATGTTCGCACCATCTGGTGGAATAAAAAAGCATTTTTATCTCACGTTGAGGTTTTAGATGCTCAAAAACCTAAAGGGTTTAAATAATACTAATTGTTTTTATGAAAATGAAGTTCATCGTATACTCAAAAGACGGATGTCCGTATTGCACAAAAGTTCAACAAGTGTTACAATTAGCAGAACTTCAACATGTGATCTACAAACTAGGAAGAGATTTTGATCGAACAGAATTTTATGATCAGTTTGGTGATGGGTCCACTTTTCCTCAAGTAATCTGTGATGAGAAACCAATTGGTGGATGCACAGAGACGGTAAAATACCTTAGGGAGATGAAGTTGGTCTAATGGATGCAGATCTGTACGATTTAAACGATTTGATAGAACATGCTATCGACAATGCCTTTAGTGGTCAGATGAATTTAAAATTCTATGATTACCTGAAGGCATCAAAAATCAAGAAGCATGATATTGATTCATTTATTGGAAGCACTACCACAAATGAAATCGACAATCTCATCATAGATCTTGATGAATATATCAAAGGTGGTGCTGACAATGAGCACAAACAACTGCGAGAAGGTTACGGCCACATTCCTAAACCTCAAGCAAGAAAAATTAGAAACTACTTAGAGAGTTTCTTAAATGATGCAGAGAGGTACAGCAATGACCGACGACCTGGACGCCGCAAAAAGCAATCTAAATAAATCAACCCCCGACTTTCAAATTAATCGGGGTATTGAGTTACTACTACGTAATAGGAGGAGGAAACCGGAACAACCAAAAACTTTTCAGGTAAAGTTCGGAAATGCCATCTCCTTTTTCAAACGCGAGATCGTTTTCCATTTTAACTTCTACCTGGACATCAGGAAGAAATAATCTCTGGAGGACAGAAGATGTTGGCAGTAACACTTACTTTAGGAACATTAGTTTCAATCATGTTCCTTTTTGTTGGAGGTATGGTAGGATGGTTAGCAAAAGAACATTACTACAATACTCAACCAGTTTATACTCATCCAGAGATGTTTGATGAGAATGGTAATGTTTTACCAGATGAAATTTTAGCAGTACGATTTGAAAACGATTATGAGTCCTACGAAGACAATGACGAAGAGTAAACAGGCACTTCCACCCAATCCATTCATTCATGAGATTCTTGAACTTGCGAGCAAGCAACGTAGCAAGGCTAAGAGGGCAGAAATTTTAAAAGAGTATCGTAACGATGCTCTTGTTTCTATCCTCATCTGGAACTTTGATGATAGTGTAGTTTCCTTGTTACCTGAGGGTGTGGTTCCTTACAACGAAAATGAAGTTCCTGCTGGAACTGACCACACTTCACTCCGACGTGAATTCAGACACCTTTATAATTTTGTTCAGGGTGGTAACAGTGAACTGACTCCTCTGCGTAGGGAGACCATGTTCATTCAAATTCTTGAGGGACTGCACCCTGAGGAAGCAAAAGTTCTTTGTTTGGTAAAAGACAAGAATCTGACGAGTAAGTATAAAATTACTAAAGATATTGTCAGTGATGCATATCCAGATATTCAGTGGGGAGATCGCTCATGAGTGTCGCTACAGAAGAAAAAGTAGAATCTGTGGAACAAAACATCAACGTATCAAAATTCAATCCATCAGATTATGGTTGTCAAATTCTTCTAGAAAGAACCACTCTAGATGCGGCAAATGATAAAACGTTTCCGACAGATGCTAGATTAATCTGGTACGTTGTTGATGGCACTGAGTATATTGATCTTACTCGCTGTGCTAAAGTGGTAAGGATGTTTGATCTTTACTATGATAGGTATGGAAAAGGATCTGTTCAAAAGATTGATTTTGGATATGGATCAGTCAACCCTAAGTTGTGGGGTAACGAATCTAAAAAAGAAAAAAAGAAAAGAAAATGAATGAGGATGATCTCCTTAGGGAACAAATAAACGATCTAATTCGTGATGAAATTCAAGAAAACATCAATGACTACGTTGATGCACAGGAAGAAACTAAGAGAGCTGGTCTTGGGTTTGTTCAAAAAGAAGATGAGAGTGAACTGAGAGTCAACGTTTCTAATGCTGAAATTGACCGTATAATTAAAGAGTATAAAAAACTAAAGAAGAAAGAGAAATCAAACATTTCTCAAATTAAAAGATTGGGTTTGGTTGATAAGAATGGTAACCCATTAAGTTGACAACCCAATTAAATAGTATTATGATTCAAATCATGTATCACGCATATCATGTATAAACCGTACTCGCCAGAGTGGCATCGCAAGAGGTATCTCAAAGAGGCAATCGACACATACTTTGATGACTACGTGGATAACGAAGTAATCTACGAAGATATCATGGACATCCTAGGTGCTAGGATGTCTACTGCGATTGATGAGGTTAATAAGGTTCTTGATTTAAAAGACAAACTCAAAACGAACTAACATGCTTTCTACTCAGTATAGGCTTCGATTGGAGTCCATTTGTAAGTGTATTGCAAATGGGGAAGAGGTTAAACTAGAGGATATGATTTGGGCAGAAAAACTTAGTAAATCAAACACAACTGCCAGGGAGTGGTTGCGTAAAGCCCGCCGTCAATCTAAAGGTATTGAAGAGGGTAGCACTGACGATTTTTTGAATAAGATGGGACTAGGAGACCCCGACCCATCTAATTACAAAACGGGGTTTGATGGTGCAGATGAAATTGTAGATTGGTTTAAGCAAGACAAACCAGATGATTGGAGGCAACGTGATTAAGCAAGCACTTGTATATTCTAATGGAAGTCAAGAATCTGAAAGAGCTAAGATGGTTCTTGAAGCATGTGGTCAACAAGTAAGAGAGTTCTTACTGGGCGCTGACTTCAGTGATAGACAATTCAGGGCAGAGTTTGGAGATGAGGCAGAGTATCCTCAGGTTGCTATTGGTTTGGATCATCGTGGTACTTTGAAGGAGACCCTCAAGTACATGAGTGAGCACGGTATGTTTTTGTAACACGTTATACAAAACTACTTGACTATATAATTTATGAGGGGTATAATAACCCTATCGTTCATCCCACTCTGTGGGACGCAAGTAAGTCGCGGAACGGAGCGTTCATCCCATGTTTGATTTGTTACTCGCTTCGAGTATGTTGTGTGCTGATGCTGATGCATTAATCATCAGAATCAGAAAAAACACATCAGAACTATCACCACGAGTGGTGTTAGAACTGGAGGAGACCGTAAAGGAATCTGTACCGGAGTGTGATTACTACTGGGACGCAAACGACTAAAGGAACGGGCCTAAAAATCCAACTACTTTAGGAGTCAATCATGAACACCTTAACACTCATCAAAAAGCAAATCCAGAAGCAGGCTGCTCTGCATGATGCACAAATTTCTCACACTGCATATCGTGGTGTAGAATGCAAAGTGACTAAGATCAAGCCAGAGGAAACTCATGGCACCTTCTGCTATCGTGGACGCACTTACGTCAAGTGATTGCGTAAATAACTGAATAGTGTTATACTGGGAGGGTAACCTCCCATTTTTTATGGAAAGAGATAAACTAAAACTGATAGTAAGGAATCTCAAACTTCTTGTAGAGGCATTGGAGAGTGAAGTATACTCCGATGTAGAGGCATATCAAACAAAGCAGGAGAACTTTGATGACCCTGCCAACTATTATCTAACTGATTACGACGAAGTTTTTAATGACGATGACGGATACCCCGATTAAACTTATCAGTGTAACACCTGATGCAGAGAAGCACATGGCCTACTGCGCCCGTGTGTCCAACCCAAATAACCAGGAGAACGAGAAGTTCTCTGGTCTGTTGAAGTATTGTGTAAAGCACCAGCACTGGAGTATCTTTGAGCAGGCATACATGACTCTGGAAATCAATACCACCAGGGGAGTAG